TAAGATACTTTACAGAGCTGATACCTTTGGATACGATCTTTCTGTCCGGGTCAAACATGTACTGGTCAGACGACGCACCAAACATCGGGGGCGTAATCTTCAGCCCGTATATCTGTGCAAGCTTAGTGCCGTTTCTGATATCCTCATCCTTTGCTGGATTATTTAGATAACTCGTCACAAACTCATACGGATGATAACAACGCAACCACGCACACAAAAACCCAACTAGACAATAGCTAATAGAGTGATTGTAACCAAACTGATATGACGCACTGTCCTCCAGTATCTGAAGGAACTCTTTTGCTTCTTCTTCGGCCACTTCTCGTGGCTTATCTGACTTACTACAATACCCGTCAAGAATTTTTGGAAGCGCAGCGTCTAATCTATCTTTGTCCTTTCTACCAATGGCTCGGCGGATATTGTCACTTTCAGAACCAGACAACCCGCAGATTTGTTGCAGGAATTTAATCGTGTCTTCCTGATAAATTAGATCCGTTTTATTATGTGCTATGTATCTCTTTCATCTTAATCGCATCTTCGAGCGGGATGCCTCGACGGATTCTAGCTCTTAACGTCGTGTATTTTATTCCCGTTCTTCTGGCCCATTCTGCCATGGTTAATGTTTCGCCATTGTAAGTAAACAGTTTATTGCTTGATTGGTTATTGCATTGTGATGTATGGTTAGACCACCTACAATTCGACGGGTAGTAATCTTTTGAGTTATCTATCCTGTCAATTGTACATTCTTGTGGGGCCGCGTACTCGTTATATCCATTCTCGATTGCCCACTCTGAAAACGCCGTAAAATCGTTTCGCCATTCTTCGCATACCGCAATGCCTTTCCCGCCATAATACTTATAGTTTTCAGAATTCTTATTGTAACAACGGTTTTTAATACCAGCCCACACACGATACAGTATTGTTTTCGACGCTTTATGTGTCGTCATTCTTTCTCTAACTAGCTCCCTTTGAAGACACCCGCATGAACGAGTGTCTCCGGTAATTAGGTCACGGCTTGACACTACCTTTTCTTTGCCACAGTCGCATCGGCAACGCCACGTTGCGTTTTTTGCCTTATCGCTACCAGCTCTATCAACTACCAACAGTCTTCCAAACTGTTGCCCTTTTAATTGATACATACATTCACCTCCTTCATAATTTATTTACATAGCACTTAGTTCGCTAAACTATCCTCTACCATTTCGATAGAGCGTAGACTATATCTTCATCCGTTTTATCCGGATGCCCACCGCTTCGAACCGCCGATCGCTTGCGGTCCTACTTGCATACGCAATAGTCGTTGAACCTTTCTCTGTTCGAGACTTGGCTGCTGATTGCCCAATCTACATTCTTTTCAAACCATCACGCTTATCTTTGTTTCAAAATTACGTTGTGGCGAATATAGCTCTAAGGGGTTTCCAGCAATTCAATGGGTTTGCAAGCGCATATTACTATGCACCGGGACTATCTCTAATCCATTATTGTCCGCAAGCAACTCGTCAATCATTGGCGACGGGTTATGATGTGGAACTCTACTTATCAAATCATTTCTATACGACGCGCCAGACGGGCGAATACACGCAGTCACCAACGACATATCAAAGATTGACTTCGTGTTAAAGTCCTTTAGCATTTTTCCTGCAAAAGGAGATTCCATCTGAAAGATGCCGATATTGGAAACCATCATGTCTTCCCAGACCTTTTGGTCATCCCAATCAATTTCGTGCGACTTTGGGTAGGGGATGTTCGCCAGCTTACAGGCATCACGGATGATCTGTAGTGTGTTCAGAACGAGCATGTCATACTTAACAAGAGACACTTCATGGATTTCTTCCATGTCAATTTGTAGAACGACGCCGCTATCCTTGTGGTGAAAGATACCGTAATTGTCATCCAGCGTAACCGGGCTAATCACGATACCAGCCGGGTGTACAGATTGAGATACTCTTGTGTTCAGGAAACCATCAAAATAATAAAAGACTTCTTTATATTTTTGCTTACACGTCTCTGCGTCTTTCCCATAATCTGCTTTAATCTTTGCTACCAAACTTACTTGGTATGGATTCTCGCCTTTGTCTGCTTCTGGGTGTTGCTCTGCCCATTTATGTCTAAACCCGCGCACAATCTCTTCGATAGTCGCCAGGTCTTTTAATGTGCCGCAAGACGGAACGAAAGCAGTCTTTTGTTGCCCGAACCGTTCTATAATGTAGTTGAAGATTTTGGGCCGGTCGTCTTCAATAACGTCTGTGTCGATATCACCCACTTCAATTCGATCCTCATTGCAAAAGCGACTAAACACTGTGTGCCATGTTTCCGGGTTAACATCTGTAATATCTGTCACATAAGCAACTCTTGACCCAGCTACACTGCCACGCCCAGGACCTGTTACAATTCCATTCTCATGACACCATGTAAGGATCTCGCTCATGGATTGCATGAACCCGCACATCCCAAGTTTTGTGAATACTCTAAGCTCTTCTTTAATTGCGTCTCGGAACGCTTGCTCTTGCTCTCTTGGGATGATTCCGGCCTCTAACTTTGCTTCTAGCTTTTCGTTAATATTCTGGATAAATTTTTCTCTATCTTCTTCTGCAGACCCATAAAGGATTGGGTATTTCAAGGAGGTATCTAGCTCGAACTCTTCTACCTGATTCGCCATTAGAACTGTATTGTCTATCGCGGCTTGCCACATTTCTTCTGGGATAGAGTCCTGTTTTCTAAATGCTTCTTCCAATTCCTCGCGCGACTTATACGTTAGATCAAAATCATCTTCCGTGTCATAATGCTTACTCTTTGCATAAGCAAGTAACGACCGACACTCAGCGTAGTATTGGTTGATGCTATGTGTGTCTGTTGCCGCAATCAAAGGGATGTCATACCTTTGAGACAGCGCTGCCAAGTGTCTGTTATAGACAATCTGATCTTCGCAATCGTGCGGTTGGATCTCAAGGTAGTCATACTTCTTTACGAGCTTCTCGTAGTACGGATGACTTACGTCCAGCTTGTTCAGCGGTGAAGCCAAACAAGCGGACGTCTTGATAATGTTCGGAGAGATATTCAAAAACTCATCAAATGAAAGCCGCCCAACATAGTATTTATGGTCCTCATCTGTTGACATACTGAGCAACTTATTGAGTTCCAAAAAACCTTGCCGGTTCTTCGCTATCAGAATTGTATGATAGTTATCTCTCACTTTCTCATGTAGAGATTCCGTCAAATAAATTTCCACGCCATGTAGGTATTTAATTCCCGCTTCATCGCAAGCCATCTTTTTAGCAACCCACCCACGGGTGTTGCCATGCTCGGTAAAACAAATAGCTTTTTGTCCGAGCTGCTTTGCCTTTTCTATGTAGAGGTTAAAATCTGTCGTCGAGTCCAACAGCGAATAGTCGCTGTGGACATGATATGCAACATAATTATCCAACCATCAGCCTCCTCCCTGTATCACACCATACACTTCCGACTCCACATCCAATGGAGCACATGGAACGCGGGTAGTGTAAATCTTGTCATCCCATTTATATCTGCGGTCATACTCTTCGTAGTTCGTAAAGAACCTCCGACACGCTTCGTCGTAGTATAAGCCGAGTTCAAAACCAGCCCTTCCTCGCATACGATCTTTTGTTACAGACACAACGCAGGAATACTGCGAGAACTTTGACGTTCCTTGTTCTTTCTCATCCTTCCGCACTCTTCGTAAAGACAATGTTCGGTGTGCAAGATTGGGGAGGTTTGATGTGCCGCCAATATCGTACAACGCAACTGCTCCCGGTGTTGCACAGCTTGGGATTTTACGAGGGTGTGCAACCAGAATCACACACACGTTAAACTTTGAGGCGAACTGAATCAGCCAGTTGACCAGCTCGGTCTGTTTGTCATACTTGTTCTCGTCAGAAGAGTGCAGGTCTATTGTCATTAGGTTGTCCAACAGGAACAACTTACTGCCATACTTTCTAGCTGAGGCTTCCATAGATTCCTGGATTGATTCAATATCATTTGGCCATTCATTCTTATACACAAACCACTGGCCTCTATAACAATCGTTGATTTTTTCTTTCGCTTCTCTCGAAGCAACCCAGTAGACCGCGCCGTTCTTACCGGTGTGTTCTTCAACGTTCCTCGGCCCCGCGAGCAGGTAGTTCATCCACGCCTTACTCATGAAGTCCGGTAACTCTCTTGAGAAAATCCAAGCACCTCTGTTTTGCTCAAGTGCATTACAGATAAGCTGGTACAAGAAGCTGGTCTTGCCGGAACCTGGCGTGCCGGTCACGAGCGTTAACGTCCCGAAGAACAGTTTAAACAGTTCCCTGTCGAGGCTTTCAATACCAAAATAAATCCCGTCCAAGTCGCTGATATTAACGTCCTCGACGTCACTAAGATCCATCACACTGTCAATCGGAGATTCCTTCGCGCTAAGGATTGCGTTCATCACCGCTTCTTTTCCTTTGTAATAAAGCAACTCATTCAAATCCTTAATGTGCCTACCAGTTGCTTCATCTATTGGCGGGATGTCTACCACCTTTGTCCTCCAGGAACCAAGTCTAGGGCACACATCTTTTGCCATTTGATAACCAGCTTTATCATTGTCAGAGCAGATAATAATTTCGGAAAACTGGTCTAGCCAATCCATATTCTCTTCAATCCAGTGGTGATTTTGAGAACCTAAAGGAACGCTCACCGCGTTTGTATATCCGGACTCGATAGCAGCCATTGCGTCGCAGTTGCCTGTAACAAAGATTGTCCCATATTGCCTCACCAAGATCATTCCACTTGGAACCGTCACGCAATAAACTGGACCGCTGTAATACTGCGCGTCATATGTAATATTGTTTAAATCCGCTTTTTTCTTACCTGTGATTGACACACGATAGCTCCCGTCCAATGTAGACAACTGGTATTTAACAGAGCATTGCTGTCCGCTTGTGTGAGCAATCGTCTGCATTACATTAGCGTTATCCAGCTTGCAGGCATAGCCTGCAGTCCAGTTCTGAAATCGCCGAAGAATCACGAGCTTTTGTGTTTCAGACGTGGTGCTAACCCACGAATAAGAGACGGGTTCTATGTGAACATGTGACGGGATCTTGAACAGCAATTTAAAACCATAATCAGAAACTGGCGTCTCAACGTAACTAACGGATAGCTTCTTGAGGAGCCGCCGCAACCTACGCCGTTTTCTCTTTTCTGTCGTCAAGAGTCTGTACTCACCAGTGCTCTTGTCATAACTACAGTTCTCCGATATAGCAATTGATAGTTCGACTTCATCCGTAGTGAGAAAAAACCCATCGCCCGAATAACTCGTTGTAATTGGAGCCGATTTATACCAACCATCTGGCAATTTCCTCGCCTTCGTCTTCTCTAGAAAACCAAGAGCATTATAAGTTACAATATTGTGGCCTCCAGTTACACACGACACATAGTTATCCGTAGCAATGAAGGATAGGAACCCTTCGTAGTGCTCGTTGATAATTGCAACCGGTCTTACAAATTTGCCACGCAGTTTCGACCAAGTACCAGCAAATAGGTCATCCGCACACACCGAATACACGTCCTGCCCGTGATATTCATCAAACCGAACCCATCCATCAGGCGTTAAAATTTCTGCGTCGCCAGGAAAGCATTCACCTTCAGTTATCAATAACGGTTGACTTATGTTTACCCTGTTCATATTGAAAAGGAGCGGACGAGTGTCCGCTCCTTTCTGACACCAGTTCTTAGCTTCGCCTTTTGACTTGTCAATTTTTCTAGCCGGTCGGTACTTTACCATCGTCAGTACGTCGTTCGTATCATAGTAATTAAACACAGCGTTGCCATGTTCATCCTCCCGCACATCGCAATGGTCTAACGTCTTTTCACTAATCTTTCTCGTAGCCATGTACTGGTCTACAATTGACCGATCTCTTAACGGAGTCTGCTGAGGATAGCGATACCCCCTATGGGTCTTGATGCCTTTCTCTCCAAAGCTATATGCCATCCCAGCTTCTTCAAAAGTTTTCTCTGCTGCTTCAAGATATGTATTGCCAGACATCACATAGGCGTCAATGATATCAATATTGCAGCCGCATCCAAAGCAATGAAAACTATAGGCTTTCGGATTATAAATAAAGCTCGGAGTGTCTTCTTGATGCACCGGGCATAATGATTTCAAGTTAGACGGATCAAACAATTTAAGGTCAAGTGTTTCAGCAATCAAGAATGGAGTTCTATCTCCGATCTTCTCTTTTGCCTTTTGTAATTTTTCCTTTTCAATTAGCATTTCGTTCTCACCATCTACCACGCTCCTTTACTCCATTGTTGCATCCGTACTCTCTACATTCATCCTCGCTCCGCAATTTGGGCAATATCTTGCGAATGTATACGACTTGAGGTTTTCTAAAAACTTCTCTAAAGCTTTTTGCTTTTCTGCTTCTAAATCCCATTCATACGTATACTCTTCTCCATCCGGCGCATATAGTCTGCGCGACCATACTACTGCATTATTTGGATGCCTTTCCCCACACCCAGAACACACCGCCGTGATGGACACAGAAAGCTCTCTTTCCTCAGACATTGTATCCATATAAAAGGCGGCTGGTCTTAGTCGCCACTCTTGAAAGTGTGCAGAGGAAACATTCGCCGCTGGGGCATTTTCTATAGCACTAATCACATCTTCAGGATCAAAGTTTCCTTCCGGGTATTTCATTGGTGGCCCGTACACACCGCCACCATCTTCCCACCATGTCGGCAGATCCTTTATGTATGCTAAAAGAGATTCTCTCTCGATATATTCAGGCACTCTTATATCTCCTATTATTCTTAGCTCTAAACGGACAGCTCTCAGCAGTGTCACAAATATATGTACATCTGAAAAACTCAGGATCTGGCTCGAACCCTCTCTCTTTTTTGATCTCTTCAATCCGATCCAACACCCATTGCTTCACCTGCTCAAGCCGTTCTTCGTCAAATGCTTCTGCGATAAACCGCCCATGTCGGTAACAATTGAAATCCAAAGTCGCAGGCCATTTCCCATATTCTTCTTTGATGGGGATTGAGTAAATATAAGGCTGTCTGTAGTACCTGTCTAGTTCCTTGTCATATTCTGTCTGGAACTTTCTGTTGCTTCTGAATCTCAATCCGTGTGATTTGTGGTCGGCTATATGTAACCCGTTATCTTCGGCCAATACATCTATAAAACCAACAAAGTTGTACGGGCCAATCATGAAGTGGACTTCTTTTTCAACAGCGATAATATCTTTGATATTGTATGGGAAGTCAATGTTTTCCAAATACGAAAGCGAATTATTGAAGAAATTATCCTCGACCTTTTTGCTCGGTGGTTTACCAACGACCTCCTCGTCATAGTGATCCAGGAAATACGGTACAAGCTCTTCCTTCTTCAACGCCTGTGACAAATACTGCTCCAGCACATGGTGCATAAATCTGCCATACGTGGAAAAGAAGTGTGGCTCTGGTTTGATTCTTACCGCCGTGTGCTCAAGAACCTTTTGGTAAGTCTCGTCGTCGAGTCTTTCCTTCATCCACTCCATAACCTTCCTGTAAACCTGGTCTAATTTTTTGTTGTACGCTATGTACCGAACAAACCAGCCATACTTGCAGTCATCAAACGAAGACAGTCTAGAATAACTCCACAGCATAGCTGAAATTGCTCTTTCATATTCAAGGTCAGAGACGACCTCAAAAGGGGTCGTCATCTGTTACGGCAGGTTGACTTGCCGGGATCGCAGTACTATCAGAGCTGCTTCTACTAGAGTTATCTGCGGACTCGAAAGAGAACACAGCAAAATTGTAGTACCGCTTGTTCGTCTCCTTGTTATAGCTATTGGTTGCATCCATATCGCCGATACGAATCCTGTCTCTCGGCTTCAGCTCCTTTGCATTAGCGTGCGCCGCACCAACAAAATTTACGAAGTCACTAAACTTAGTCTCGTACTCGCCAGTGTTCTTATTCTTCTGGCTGACAGACAGATTTACCTTTGTATAATTACCTTTGTCTTCAACAGACCAAATTGTTGCATACGCGCCAGTATGAAAACCCATGTATTATTCCTCCGTATGTAGTTTATTCAAATCTCTCAGCAGAGCAGTCGCTCTTGCCTTCTTTTTAATTTGTTTGTAGTCTCCAGTGGGAACCAGCTTCCCATTTTCGTCACGCTTATCTACGTGCTTTGTAACCAACTCTCTAATCTTTTCTCTCTTGCTAGGATCTTTTGCCGCGATGTCGTTAGCGATTGCGTCAATTTCTTCAATGATAGATGCGAGTTCGTTCTTAGACTTCTCTTCTTTTTGCTTCGAGCGAATGAAGTCCGGATCGTCGGTAGTAGTAGCACACTGAAAGTATTTCAGCAGGAAATATCTGTTACTATAGGTCAGAGCCGAACCAAACGCCTGGCTACTATCTGCTTGATTGCCAGTCATCGTCCAAGGCACAACGATCTTCTCTTCGGGATTGTCGTTATTGACCCAGGTGTAAACCATATCAGCAGAGACCAAGAACTCATTTACTGTTTCCGTCTTACCGCCCTTCGTTTTCTCATAGCTGAAAGGCCGTACATCTGCTGTCCCTTGAACAATCCCAGGAACCAGTGTCAAGCCATACTCCGCAACAGCGCTGTTAATCTTCGGCAGCAATTCCACATCAGAGGTGTAGCTGTAACCATACCCCTTCTTGTCTTTCTTGACGACATCTACAGCTTTCTGCACCGCCGCGAGCTTCTGATAGATGTTCAACGTTGCGTGATTTTCTTTTTCCATATTTCACCTCATCTCGTTTTCTCGCGCTGGCCATGTCGAAAAATAATCTCATATTTTTTAACCGCTCAGCGTGCTTATATTATATAGCTTTATTTTTCAAATGTCTACCCTTTTTCGCGAAAGAGCAGCCACTTAAAATCACAGTCCTTGAATCCTCTTTGACTCCTTCCATACGTCCAGGAGTTCCTCCTCTGAAAGAAGGGCAATGGCCGAGGAGGATAGGATGTTTCCAATAGCTATGCTCTTAATATCCTCCTCTTCTAGAGCACCCAGATATTTCAGCAGTCTTGACTTTGACGTCCTCTGCGGATTCTCACATAGGACAAGGCTATCCGCCAGCAGGTTGTATTTCTCCGCTGGCAGAAGCACATGTGTGGGTTGAGTCAGATTCTTAATTCTGGTCGTGAGTGGCAGCGCTATGACGTTCGGGCTTCTGTCATTTCCAATATCGTTTTGGAAAATGATTCCCGGCCTGACGCCTTTCTGTTCACTGCCAACCCCACTAAAACTCATTAGATATATGTCGCCTAGTCGCGGCTTATCGCATTCCATGAAACCTCCTTCTACCCGACGGTTAGGCACCGACAACTTACAGGGTGGAAAGAGGTTGTATCTAACCCTCACTCACTTTTCCCCTGTATCCTTCGGTGGAACTTCGGGCTTTTCCTTAAATCTATCTGTCACTTGTCGCCATGTGCAGGCGACCCATGCTTGCCAGTCAGGACACTGGCGAGTACACCTCCAGTCCCTATCACACAATCTGCAAGGACTAGTATCCAAAATATTCTCCGGCATTATTCCACCGCCTCCAACCTTTTTAATCCAAGAGTTTTAATAACAACGTATACTGCAGACGGCGTCACCTTGATCTTTCTTGCGATATCACTAGGACTCATCCCATCCAAATACAAAGACGCCACTTCATCAATATCAATTTTAATGCGGCGATCTCTCGCCTTGCTCTTTCGCTTTCTATGTACTTGTTCGTTTGGGCGATTCTGTGCTACCCACTGACCATAACTCAAACCAGCTTCCTTAGCCGCAGCCGCCACTTCGTCAATCGTCATCCTAAACTCCCTTCCTTTTGTACTTCTGTGCATGGGACAGTACTCCATCTTTTTCTATCTATATACTTCCACTGTACTGATCTATCTATAACACGAGTCTCAATATCTTCAACTCTTTCTAGCATAAGCAGAAATTCCCTACACTCTGCGATTTCACGATCCGTCCTGCCGTATATACCAGCCCATGTAGAAATGCTTTTATCAATCTGCTCGATCGACCATTCGTAGTCTGAAAGCTCCGACTGCCTAATAAACTCTTGAACGTATTTATCTACCTCCCTTTTTGCCTCTTCGTAAGAATCGTATACATTAGGGGACAAGAGACTAATACGGGTAGGGTAATTGTCGTAAAACCGCTTCACGATTCTGTAACCATTTGTGGTAATCTCTACATCAATTACGCCACGGTTCCTTTGTTTTTTAACTAAGATTCCGCGATCATATAAGTCCCTAACCTTGTTTTTATCGCTTATTTTAAGCGCCTCAATTTCTTTTCTTTCTTCTTTACTAAAGGCATAGTCGCCAAGCTGATACAATTCTGTATCATAAGACCAACCTTTTGGGAGTTTGTGAAATGACGTCTCAGACTGGAATTCCTTTACCGGTACATCTTTGAAGTAGGCTGACGACACTGTGCGCCTGTCGTCAAGTACTAGGTAGTCAATATACACAACACCACCAAGGTGCTCGTCAACTCTTCCAAAACCAACACTATACTTGTAGCCTTCTTTCTTACACCAGTACACAATATCACCTGTCTTGAAAACTTTTCTGTCTATAACGATTACCTCCTAATATAGTTATTCAAAAATCCTTCTTCCGAAAGAATCGGAATTTTCATACTAACGGCCTTCTTAACCTTTGAGCTTCCGCTCTGCGGATCATTACAAACCAAACAGGTTGTGTCTTTTGTCACACTTGACGACACGCTCCAGCCTGCATTCTTTGCGACCTCTTCAAACTCTTTTCTTGATTTGAATGTTTCCAACTTACCCGTCACACAGACTGTCATTCCCGTGCTTTTCTTATTTTCGCTAACAGTGATAGATAAATAATAGTTCAGCGCCGCAATCTCTATAGAATGCTTTTTGATGTAAGTGTTAATTGCTTCACTGGTCTTTGTGCCGAATCCACTGAACCTGCTCCAATCCATTTCAGCATCCGCCATATCACATAGCGCTTCGATGAACGAGCGTTCACCGGTTGCTTTAAAAACCGCCTCGGCTACAATCGGTGCAGCAGATCTTCCAACGCCAGGAATTCCTATAGCAACGATGAAATTTTCTGCCACGCAGGTTCTGCTCTTCTCTATCGCATTCATCAGCTTGTCCACGCTGGTGTCACCAAACCCGTCGAGCTGCTTCATATCATCACGATATCTACCAAGCCGGTAGATATCGGCAAGATTCTTCAGCCATCCGTTATTGACAAAAAGCTTGATGCGCTCCGTAGATAAACCATCAATATTCATCCCTTGCCTAGACACGAAGTTTGAAATCCGATCCAATAAAACCGCTAGACAGTTATCGTTAGTACACTCAAGACGCTGGGCTTCACTACTTGACACAATCTCTGCAGCTTCCCCGCAAACCGGACAGCGTTCTGGAATCAGGTACGTGTCACTTTGGGTGAGATTGCGGACTACCATCGGGATGATTTGATTGGCCTTGATGACTTCAATCTCATCGCCAATTCCAAGCTTCAGCTTTTTAATCTGGCTTACATTAGAAAGGCTCGCTCTACTCACAGTCGTGCCGTCAATTTCTACTGGATCAAACACAGCAACCGGATTGATTGTGCCGGTTCTCGTAGTATTCCACTCAATATCTCTAAGCGTTGTCAGGTTTCTTTCCTGATAGAACTTAAAGGCGAAACTATGGTTGGGATGGTGAGAAGTCTCACCTAATGACCGGCCATATTTCTGATCACAGAACGTTCCGACCACCCCGTCGATTGGATATGGTGTACACTTCATAGCTTCCATGGTGCGGCTCACAAATTCCTTAACGTCAACACCACCCTTACCGAAAGAAGAGGCGGGCACAATCTGAGCGGTTGTAAATCCCAGGTTATCTAGCATTTGCATGGCGTCTCGAAAGTCTTCGTCTTGAAATTCAGGTGTAGAATTTCGCCATGCTATGAAAGTGACTTTTCGTCTGCGCAAAACAGCGCTATCTAGTTGCCTGACAGTTCCGCTTACAAGGTTACGGGGGGTTTTATAATCTGTATTTTCGGCCTTTTTAATTTTTTCAAATTCCTCATAGGTGATTACTGCCTCACCGTCCACATACAACTCACCTTTATATGGGATGGTTAAAGGGATATTAATAAACTCCCTTACGTTGTGAGTAATATCCTCACCAACAGTGCCGTCCCCTCGTGTCTCGGCGCGTTTAAGGATGCCGTGTTCATATGTAAGAGCGCAAGTAACACCGTCGAGCTTTGGCATTAGTACGAATTCATGCTGGCTAAAATACTTGATAAACTCATCTAGCCCAGTTGTCTTGGCGAGAGATAGCAACTTATGCGTGTGTGTTACTTTTTCTAGATTGCTAACTACTTTGCAACCAACAGTTCTTGTTGGAGAGATTGAGTATGTAATACCCGTTTCTTTTTCGAGTTCAACCAGTTTATTCATAAGCGCGTCAAACTCTTTGTCGCTTACGAGGTTCTCATGCTCATTAAAATAACTGTAGTTTAAAACATTGATGGCTACGATTAGAGCATTCATGTCAGGACAGTTAGATCTTGCTTCCCGCAAAACCTGCTCTAAAGATATTGGTTCATACATTGACATAGGCACAAACCCCAATCGCAAACATAAGCAGATAGAACAGACCACAGAGAGACTCTATTACAATATCTAAAACCTTACACAGCTTTCTCATTTCTTCGTCCCTCCTTTCAGTAATTCCTTTAGCTTTCTAGAGATGATGTACCACAAGAAAATTGCTCCGGCTGGCATAAGTATTACCACGGTAGCAACGGCAAACAACTCCGAAACATACTGCCCCAAAAGAAAGAGGACGGCAATGATCAACGCTAACGTGATCGCCGTCCAAACTCCAACAATTTTTTCTTTCATATGTCCTCCTTAGCAAGCAATCTTACTAACCTCGATTGCTGTTGTACGGATAAATTTTTTCAGTGTTATATCTCCGGTTCTATAGAAGTCCTCGTCCGGAAACAGATCGTACAGATACTGAATTGGTTGCTTTACATCCAGCATACTTACTACGCTTCTTTGCATAGCTTTCTCTACGGACTTGAACGACGACCCATACTTGTGTTCAAGGTTCCTGATAAGCTCTTTTAGTTCAAACCCGTAGAAGTCTTTCTCCTCTGCGACCGTGCATATTGCGTCCTGTAAGTAGCCAGCTCCACGCTGTGAAAACCTGCAGTCCAAAGCTTGTAGCAGATCTATCGTTGCGGCACGTACTTTATTCACTTACCCAGCTCCTTAGTGAGCTACAGACACCTGCCGCCCATCGGAGCAAGCATCGCGACACTCTTCACACTTTACATAGTCCTCTTTTAACCACACATTAAAAAGTGTGCATTTTGGCACATGATATTCTGTCGGCGCTTTCTTACCGTGCGTGCGATTTCTTCGTCTATGATATTTACATACATACTTCCCATAAAAGTCTCCACCGTAAGTGCAATTATTTTCGTCTGGTGACACATTATGTTCAACTGTAATTCTCGTCATTGTTTCAAAATTCATTATTAACCCCATCCATGTCTTTAAATTCAAGCGTAGTTTAAACAAATAGATCTATCACGGAAAGTACGATAGAGGCAAAGAAAAGAGACGTTCCTACAAAAAATTCCTTGCTACAACTAGCAATCTGCTTAATACAACCAGATGCGAATGCAGCAATAACAACGAGATTTAATACGTCTATAACGAAATGTAAAATACTCATTCCAACTTTTTACCTCCATCGGCTGTTCTTATTACCTCTAGCAATTCAATATATTTCTTCACATACATTGCCAACCCACTTACATAGTCATCAAAAAATCTCATTCCATATGACTCGAAACCCCAGCAGCTTTCTTTTAAATCCCAATAGATTCTGGCGATGGCGTAGCAGTGATCGTCGGCAAACCATTTTACTAGCTCATAGTCTCTAGTCTCTTGGTTGGCAGAATGAATAATTGGTCTGATCTCAAACTCTTTAAATCGCATCTTCTCTACCCAGTTCTTCAGCTTCCTCCATATCTGGAGCGCTAGCATCTACTTTCACGATGCCTTCCAGTACCTTAAACGACCAGTTCTTATGCTTGTACGCGCAAAATCTCGGTCTATTCACGACTCTAACAACCACACCTTCACGAATATGAGTGAGACCAATTGGGTCCACGCCATCGCAATATTTCCCCGCAATCTCCTTAACAGCATTCCCAGCAATACCCTCATGAGGGAATACACGAAAATTATTATTCGCGTCCCAGACACACACGCCGCTGTTATTGATAGTCGCTTTTGCCATAAGAGGCACGCACTTACATCCCATCTGCTCACATCTATATCGCATGAAGTCCGGTGTGTATTCAACAACGTCCCCATCCTCGTTCGTCATTGTCATCCTGTATACATAAAAGTCGGATTGCGGGTCCCCGTCATGACCATACGGGTCGCACCCATAAGAAAAGGTGGTGTATTTGCCGTACCTCTTAACAAAATCTTTGTCTCCCGTTTTCTTGTTGTTTGCTACTGGCATAATTGGCGTACCATTAGTGGTGAACCCGACGATCTCGTAGAAGACCTCCTCGCCCTTCCATAGCTTGCCCTCGAAAAACTTTGCGTGCTGTTCTCTAAATTCATTCGACCCGTGATACCCGCCGCTATAATTATCTAACACCACTCTACGCGTGCCAGTTACATATCCCCAATCATAAATAGGAATACCGGTTCGCCGCTTGATTCTATCAATAATAGTCTTCTTATATCCTTTAAAGATTGGAAGATACGCCGTGCGCCCGCTGGTCCCGTGCATCTTTAGTGTGAATTCAAGTTCGTCACCAAGAGAAAAAGCAGACAGATTGTACGCGAGCTGCTCCGTGTCTGCGTGTTCTTTGAACAGTGGCGCGATAGGCACATTTTTCTTTCTCGTCTTATTCCCGACACGCTGCTGGCCACCCCTCTTGTTAGGGATATACTTTTTACAAATCTCATGTCCGTTGAATACGTCGATAGTATCTCCAACTTTTAACACGCCAATATCGCCAAAGCTATTCAGGCAACTCAGAGGCAGAAATAAGCCATCAGACTTCTCTCCCCTGAGTCTGATGGCCGACACGTTGCGTTTTTCTGGGTTCATATAGCCGCCGATATTATTACCGTTAGCGTCTTTCTTTCTAAGAAGATTGTTGGCTGCAGCAAATTCGAGTGACAGCTGACCGTCAGTGGGGAAATAAACGCCCACTTGGCCTTCGCTGTAATCCATATTGACACACACCGTATTCCCGAAACACTCTCCGAGTTGAAGCCTGTCAGCGTTCGGATGTTTTCTCACATTTGTAATTTTTGTCACATAAGCTTTATACATCTGTGCCCTCCTTCTTTGCGTTTGTATATGCGACAACCGCATCATTCCAATTCCGCTTCGCTTGTTTGGCGGTCTCTGCGGGCGCTCCCTCAAACGTACAGGTCTTTCGACTACCTCTCACGCAAAACTGATCGTCAGACTCAGCCTGCCAATTTCTACAGCGCCGAATATATTTTCCACCACCAGACCACTCGCTAGTAGTTTTGCTGCCGCACACAGGGCACGGCAGCAACTTAATACTTTCTGGTTTTTTCGTGAGATTATAACCTAACTTATCGGCCTCAATTTTCAATTCTTCAATAGTCATTATGTACTCCTTTTCGAATCTGTGTCGCCATATTTACATACCAGTTAAATCAAATCCGGCATGGCAAAAGCCATAAGCATCAGACAGAAAATCTGAAACCTCATCTACATCCGTCATACCCTCCGGGATCTCAACAGATTGCGGCAGTTGGCTTAGAAGCTCTTTATCGCCATCTGTGTCCCACTTAATGTTTACTGCAATCATGATATTTACTCCTTCAGTTCAAAGTTTCCTTCCGGATAAAAGTCGGTACTGACATTGATGTACGGCATTGCGTCCGGATCATCAACATAGCATGTTATAATAACACCTTTCAAGTATTTGTAATCACCAACAATACTCTCTGCGTTATCAACCAAAGCCTGTCCGCAATCCTTAATGGCTCTAATCTTTCCTTCGTTATTCCAGATATTAAATTCTGTTGCCATATACTCCCTCCATAAAACAGTAGTTTAAATTTTGATGCCTCGCTTGGTTAGCTCCGCCTCGAACACAAGCGACCAATGCTTGTCTAGCGGTCTTATTATACGATAGCAGTTCTTAATATGATCGTCTGTCATGCTTCCAACCGTGAGTTTATCCCCAGCTTTAGTAGTCCAAATTTCGTCTGACGAATTGCCCACATATATCAGTTTTCGCTCTGGGAGTGCCGCATCATCGCTCCACATATTGACAAAAATCATGTCGCCTCACTTACACCACTCAACCCCTTACAAAAACCTGGCCGCACTTTTTACAATAACAAAGAGTCTTTTCCTTATATCCTCTGTCCCAAGACCAAACGGCAGAATCTTTGATATCATAATCAGCATCGCAGCAGTATGATAACTTTACAAACTCATGTTCGCATTTTCCATTCTTGACATTCATAATCTCTATCTGCTTTCTAATCTCTTCAACTTGTTTTAAAATCCTTGCAATAATATATGTTTTTCTCATGGGTTATCCTTTTTAACTATCGACTCATCTCCGACCTGACACATAGTCTACTACCACAGCTACAGCCAGCTACCATGTCTGCTGCTAAAATCTTTTTTATCCAGCGTCTCATCAATCAGTTTCAAATCCAATCGAACGAATATAATGTTCTTTAGAACATAAATCAAGACCCAGTTGTTCTTTAATAATATATCTGTC